CGAGGCTCGCGAGATGCCGGCGCAGCAGAACGCCATCCGGCGCCTGCGGCTGAACGAATGGACCGAGCAGGTCACCCGCTGGCTTGACATGGGCGTGTGGGCGGAAGGCGGGCTTGCGCCGGAGACGAGCGGCGCCACGATTGCGGCGGAGATGGAGCGGCTCGGGCGTCTGCTCGCGGGACGCGAATGCTACGGCGGGCTCGATCTGGCGCGGGTCAACGACCTTTCGGCCTTCATGCTGCTGTTCCCGCCAACGCGTGATCCGGCGCTCGGCGGTCTGGCCCAGAAGTGGATCGTGCTGTCCCGGTTCTGGGTGCCCGAGGAGGACATCCTGCGCCGCGCCCGGCGTGACCGGGTGCCCTATGATGTCTGGCGCGACCAAGGGTTCCTGACGGCCACGCCCGGTAATGCCACCGACTTCGCCTTCATCGAGGCGGAGATCATCGCCCTCGCCGGGCGTTTCGATCTGCGCGAGCTTGCCTATGACCGCACCTTCGCCGGCGAGATCGTCCAGCATCTGCAGGACGAGGGGATCAACCTCGTGCAGTTCGGCCAGGGGTTCCTGAGCATGGCGGCGCCCACGGCGGAGCTCGAGCGGCTCGCGGTCTCGCGGCTCCTTTGGCACGGCGGGCATCCGGTGCTGCGCTGGAATGCCTCGAACGTGGCCGTCCGGCATGACCCGGCCGGCAACATCAAGCCGGACAAGGAGCGCTCCTCCGAGCGCATCGACGGCATCGTGGCGCTCTGCAACGCGCTTGGCCGGGCCATGCTGCGCGACGAGTCCGCCGGACGCTCGGTCTATCAGGCCCGTGGGCCGATGCTGCTCTGACAGGAATGCCTTCATGTCCCTCTGGCCCCGTCTCTTCGGCGCGCGTGGAAGCGCAATGCCTGCTGCTGCCGCGCCGCCGCCGGGCGTGCAACCAAAGGCGTCCCTCGGCTCGGTGGGCGGCACGGTGGTCCACACCTCGGCCGAACTCGAGCAGGTGCTGCGCGGCGGTTCGGCCACGGCTGCCGGGGTGAGCGTCTCGCCCGAGACCGCGCTCACAGTGGCGGCGGTGCATGCCTGCGTGCGCATCATCGCGGGCGCGGTTGCCACCCTGCCGCTGCAGTTGCGCCGTCGCATCGACGACCGCACCCGGGAGGACGCCTCGAACGATCCGCTCTGGCACCTGCTGCGGCGCCGGCCCAACCGCTGGCAGACACCCTCGCAGTTCCGCCGCATGATGCAGACGCATCTGCTGCTACGTGGCAATGCCTATGCGATGATCGTCCGCTCGCGCGGAGAGGTCCGGGAGCTGATCCCGTTGCAGCCGGACCGGGTCACCTGTCGGCAGCGGGACGATCTGGCGCTCGAGTATATCTACACCCGGCGTGAGGGGGTGCGGGTGCGGCTCGGGCAATCCGAGATGTTCCACCTCGTCGGCATGACGCTCGATGGCGTCACCGGCGTGTCCGTCATTACTCATGCCCGCGAGACGATCGGGCTGTCGCTGGCGATGGAGGAGCACGGCGCCTCGACCTTCCGCAATGGGGCCCGGGTCTCTGGCGTGCTGCGCCACCCGGGCCGGCTCGGGCCCGAGGCGGTGGCCAACCTCAAGGCGGGCCTCGACGAGTTCCGCTCGGGCGGCGAGCAGGAAGGCCGGCACCTGATCCTCGAGGAAGGCATGGACTACGCCCGCATGGCGATGACCGCCGAGGACGCGCAGTGGATCGAGAGCCGGAAGTTCACCCGCGCCGACATCGCCATGTTCTTCGGCGTGCCGCCGCACATGATCGGCGACACCGAGAAGTCCACCAGCTGGGGCACCGGCATCGAGCAGCAGTCGATCGGGTTCGTGGCCTACACGCTCGAGGATCACCTGACGACCTGGGAGGAGACCATCGCCCGCGACCTGATCGATCCCACCCGCCCCGATCTCTATGCCCGCTTCAATCGCGCGGCCCTGGTCAAGGGCGACATCAAGGCTCGCTGGGAGGCTTACGTGAAGGGCCTGCAATGGGGCGTCTGGAGCCCCAACGAGATCCGCACGCTCGAGGACGAGAACCCCCGGGACGGCGGCGATTTCTATTATCCGCCGCCGAACATGACGGCACCGCCGACGGCGGGGCAGGAGGGCGACGGACCGCCGCCGGAGACAGAGGAACGAGAGCCATGACCCTGCGCAAGGCACCCCCGATCGACCTGTCGCGGCCGCCAAAGGTGCAGGCCTGGGACCCCGATCCGGCACTACTGGCGAAGTGGAATGCCGGCCTTCGGGCGGCAGACAGGGACGGCACCACGGGCGTCACCAACGTCATCAGTATGCTCGACGTGATCGGCGCCGACGGGTGGACCGGCGAAGGGGTGACTGCCCGGCGCGTCGCGGCGGCGCTGCGCACCCTCACCGCGGGTGAGATCACCGTCGATCTCAACAGCCCCGGCGGCGACTTCTTCGAGGGTGTCGCGATCTACAACCAACTGCGCCAGGACCCGCGTCGGGTCACGGTGCGCATCCTCGGGCTTGCCGCCTCCGCCGCCTCGGTGATCGCCATGGCGGGCGACGAGGTCCGGATCGCCCGTAGCGGGTTCCTGATGATGCACAATGCCTGGGTCGTCGCCATCGGCAACCGCCACGACATGGCCGCGGCCGCCGAGACGATGATCCCCTTCGACGAAGCGATGGCCGAGGTCTATGCCGCCAAGGCCGGCGTCGATCCCGCACAGGCCGCCGCGTGGATGGACGCTGAGACCTGGTTCACCGGCGCGCAGGCCATCGACGCCGGGCTCGCTGACGGGTTCCTGGCCGCCGATGTGACCCGTGATGGGGGCGTGCAGCCCGAAGCCCCGAGCGCCCTGCGCCGGATCGACACGCTGCTCGCCCGCCAGAACATTCCCCGGTCGGAACGCCGCGCGCTTCTGGCCGAACTCCGCGGCACGCCGAGCGCTGCCGCACACGTCATGCCGCGCGCTGACGACGACTGGGCGACCGCCGCACGGTCGCTGATCGAAACGCTCACCTGAGAGGCAATCCCATGAGCATGATGTCCCCACCCGCGCTCACGCGCGGGATCGTCGCTGTGCGCGCTGACGCCAGCGGTGATCCGAAGCAGATCTTCGCCGAGCTGCAGCGCAGCTTCGAGGCCTTCAAGGCCGAGCACAGCGACCAGCTGGCCGCCCTCCGCAAGGGTCAGGAGGACGTGGTCCGGGCCGAGAAGGTGGAGCGCATCAATGCCGCCGTTGGCGACCTGCAGGCCGCCATGGACGCACAGGCGGCGCAGATCGCCGCCCTGCGCATCGGTGGCGGCGGAATTGCAGCCGGCCCCGTTGATGGCGAATACACCGCCGCCTTCCGCGCCCACTTCCGCAAGGGGGAGGTCTCGGCCGCACTGAACAAGGGTGCGGATGCCGAGGGCGGCTATCTCGCGCCGATCGAGTGGGACCGCACCATCACCGACAAGCTGGTGGAGGTCTCCCCCATGCGCCAGATCGCCAGCGTCCAGACGATCTCGGGCGCAGGCTTCCGCAAGCTCTTCTCGGCGCAGGGCTTCGGCTCGGGATGGGTCGGCGAGACCGCGCCGCGGCCGCAGACCAGCACGCCGCAGTTCGGGCATCTCGACTACACCCCGGGCGAAATCTACGCCAACCCGGCCGCGACCCAGCAGATGCTCGACGACGCGGCGACCAACCTCGAGCAGTGGATCGCGAGCGAGATCGAGGCCGAGTTCGCCTATCAGGAGGGCTTCGCCTTCGTGGCCGGGGACGGCGTCAACAAGCCCTCCGGGTTCCTGACCTATGCCGAGGGCGGATCGAAGGAGGCGGCGCATCCCTGGGGTGCGATCCCGACCACCACCGCAGGCAGCGCCACCGCGATCACCGCCGACGAGCTCATCGACCTGGTCTACTCGCTTCCTGGTCAGGCGGCGCAGAACGCCCGGCTGGTGGCGAACCGCAACACGCTCGCCGGCATCCGCAAGCTGAAGGACGGCCAGGGCAACTATCTCTGGCAGCCCTCCTTCACCGAGGGCCAGCCGCAGAACGTGCTGGCCTATCCGGTGACCGAAATGGCGGCGATGCCCGACGTGGCACCCGGCGCCATGCCGGTGGCCTTCGGCGACTTCCGCCGCGGCTACCTGATCGTGGACCGCACCGGCGTCCGCGTCCTCCGCGATCCCTTCACCAACAAGCCCTACGTTCACTTCTACACCACCAAGCGCGTGGGCGGCGGGTTGCTCAATCCCGAGATGCTGCGGGTCCTGAAGATGGCCGCAGGCTGAACAGAGGCTCGGCGGTGCACGCCGGGCTCCACCCCCTGTCCGAATGGAGGCCATCATGGCAGTGAAGAAGAACGATCCCGCACCGAAAGCCGATGCAACCACGGTCGAGGAAGACGTCCGTGCCGCCGTCGATCCTGCGCCGGCCGCCGCGTTCGATGAGGCCTCCGGCGCGATCATCGAGCCGGCGATCACGGATGCGGTAGACGTGACGCACGAGAGCGTCGATGCCAATCCGCGGGCCGGCACCACGGCCGCCCAGAACGGCATCGACTGGAACGACCCGAAGCGGGTGCGTCCCGACGAGCCCGACTTCACCGGTCAGGGCGTGGACCGCGCAGTCTACGGCAGGGCGGCCGACTGATGCGGCTGGTCCTCGTCACGCCGCCTGCCGCGCAGCCGATCACGCTCACCGAGGTCAAGGAGCAGGCCCGCGTCTCGCACGATGACGAGGACCTGCTGCTCCAGCACTACATCGACGCGGCCACCGCCTGGCTCGACGGTCCAACCGGCATCCTCGGCCGGTGCCTCGTCACCCAGACCTGGCGCGCGGAACTGACGGCCGTGCCCGGGCCGATCTGGCTACCGTTTCCTGACAGCAGCATCGACAGTGCGGTGTTCACTGATCCAGTAGCAGGCGAACTCGTCCATGAGCTCGTCCTCCGGGACCAGCGTCCGCTACTCCGGCCGACGAGGGGGCTCGGCCGCCCCGCGGCGATCACCTTCACCGCCGGCTATGGCGCCCCGGCGGACGTGCCTGCTGCCATTCGTCAGGCCATGCTGTTGCTGGTCACGGAGTGGTACGAGCATCGGCAGGTCACGGGCGCGGGTACCGCCTTGCCGTTCGCGGTCGACGCGCTGCTGACGCCGTATCGCAGGGTCCGGCTGTGACCATGGAGGCGGGACGACTGGATCGACGTGTCACGTTCCAGGAAGCGCTCCTGATCCGGACGGCATGCTGATCCAGGGATGGGAAGATCGCTTCACCCTGTGGTGCCATGTCCGCTACCTGCGCGGCTCGGAAGCGGTCATGCAGGCGAGGCTGGTCTCAAACGCGCCCGTGATCCTGACGCTTCGGGCGAGCGCGGCCTCCCGAGCCATCACCTCGGATTGGCGCGGGGTGGTCGGTAGCGTCATCTTCGATCTGAAGGAGGATCCGAGGCCCAGCGCGGACGGCGGATTCCTCGAGATGCTGGGGGAGGGGTGATGCCGGCGACGACTCGCGGGGTAATCTGATCGGCCTATCGCAGCCCCGAGCACAACCGCGCCGTTGGCGGCGACACGCGGTTGAAGCATCTCGACGGCGCCGCCTTCGACATCGCCATGACGAACCACGACCCGGCGGCGTTCGGGGCCGCGGCGCGGGAGGTGGGTTTCCTCGGCTTCGGCTTCTATCCGCGCTCGGGCTTCATGCACGTCGACCTCGGTCCGCTCGTCAGTGGGGCCAGCGGTTCCCGGTCCGGGCGACGGCATTTGCAGCTGAAACGCCGCCCGCCCGCGAAGTGCTGGCCGACAGCCGCACCATGAAGGGCGGCGGCGCAGCCGGTGTGGCGACGCTGGGTGCTGCCGGGGTCGAGGTGGCGCAGGAGGTGCTGGCCGAGACGGAGACTGCCATCCTGCCGCTCGTCCCGTACCTCGACGCGCTCCGCTGGGTGTTCATCGCCATCGCGCTCGCGGGCATCGCGGTCACGATTTACGCACGCATCGACGACTGGAAGCGGGGGCGGCGGTGATCACCGCGCTCCTGACCAGGATCGCCGCCAGCCCGTGGGTGCGGGCGGCTCTGCGCTACGGCGTCATGGCGCTCGCGGTGCTCTTGTTCCTGCTCGCACTCCGGCGTTCTGGCGAACGAACGGGCCGCCTTGCCGAACGCCTCGAAGCCACGGAGAAGATCAATGACAACCAACGCCGGATGCTCGACGCTGCGGCTCGTCGTCCTCGGGGTCGCGACGAACTTACTGAGCGGCTGCTTAACGGTCGGTTCTGATGAGGTGGGGCCAGTGACCTGTCCGCCTGTCGTCGAGTACAGCCGGGAGGTCCAGGCCCGCGCGGCCGAGGAGGTCGATTTGCTGCCGGAACGCTCGGCAATTGCGGAGATGCTAGCCGATTACTCCGTAATGCGCGATCAGGTCCGAACGTGTAGGTGAAAGCCGGGCCGGGCTACGCGCGGCGGGAAGCGCCAGCCGCCTTGAGCCGAGGTGCATCGCCCGGTCTGGTTCACGGATTCACGCGGTCAACGAGCGGCAGGGATCCGCTGCAGACAGATGATGACACGGCGGGGCGCGTCTGTCCTACGCGGCGATGGGCACAATCGCGCACCTGCGTCAGGGCCGTTGTCGGCGCCGTGGACTCCTGGCAACAGCTCGTTCGCCGGTCGAAATCTTCGCTTTTCCGAGACAGGTCGGGAAGCGGACGCAGCCAAGGAACTTTCCATAGCTGCCGCTGCGCTCCACCAGCCACCCATCTTCGCATTCCGGACAGGTCGGATAGCGGGCACCGCAGG